TATGGCTTATTATGTGGTTTATAGAAGAAGGCTGGGAACGTGTTCCAGTTGATAGCCATTATGTAGTGTTTACTGGTAAGATTGAGCGTATGGACATTGATTCGATTGAGAATCAGAAATGCCGCGCTTTTCAACCTGATCCTTTACACTTAGTTCTATTTGAGATGTTTCTTGGTTCGGATATGGACCAGCGTCTCAAAGATCTTGGCTCTTCAACATTCTCCGCCTATGGTTTTAATAAATGGGGCGGGGGTTGGCATCGGTTCTTTTCTTTCATTGATGACTTGCGTCACAAGTTTGCTGGTGATGTTAGGCGGTGGGATAAACATTACGCCGCCATGCACCATGATGCCAATTGTAGGCTACGGAAGTCCTTTATACATCCGGACGATCGATCTGCGTTTAAGACAGACGCTCGTTTTGACTACATTTATGAACACGCTAAACACTTGTTACTTGTTCTTTGGACTGGTGATGTCCTTGAGTTGGTTAACGGCCAAGGTTCTGGACGATATTTTACTACGTCAGATAATATATTCACACATGTTCGTATTTTACTCTACCATTATTTCCGAATTCGTTTGGATTATAATCTTCATGATCTCCCCTTGAGAACCGAAGAAATTAGGTCTGTTTTTAGGCCGTTTGCTTTTGGTGACGACAATGCGGGGTCAACTATTTTTCATAGGTTGGCCAGTTTTGATGCTCGTCTCAAGTCTTATCGAGATATGGGTTTTATATTGAAGGAAGAAGATGATTTTGAATCTACTTCAATTATTGGTATGCCCTTTCTCGGGGGTAAAGTCGATCTTTGGCTTAGCCCCTGGGGTCCTAAATATTTGGTGTTTACTTTAGATCCAAATAGAGTTTTAGCGTCTCTCGCTGTTCTACAATACGATATATCTACAGTCCAAAAGTTTGAGAGAGTGTATATGCTCTTTACAAATGTTCTGTTTACAAGTGCTCCTCTACCAGGTACTATTGTTCCGACGAACCTGTTCTGTTACCAATGGCTTTTGCATTTACGCAAGTCATTAGGTGACGTT